GTGTCGAGCTCAAGCTGCCACCAGTCCCCGCTCAGGTCCTGAAAATCGATATCAGCGTTGGGCGACGCAGGCGCCGCGATGGCCCGAAGCGTCTGGAGCCCTGCATTGGAGACCACCATGATTGCGTCTGTCGCGGGGGGCGGGGTGACGGCCCAGGCTGAGGTTCCGCGGATGACCCGGACATTCGCAGCCCATACCCGGCCGTTGCGGAGTTCGAGCAGAGCGCCATTGATCAGGCCTGTGATGGTGGTCGCGAAGTTCGGGTCATCGCCAAGGGCCGCCGCGAGTTCGTTCAACGTATCGAGCGTGCCGGGGGCTGCGTCGACCATGGCAGCGATGGCCGCCTGAACGAATTCTGTCGTCGCAATCCTGGTTGTGCTGCTGCCTGGCGAGGCCGTGGGCGCGGTGGGCGTGCCGGTGAAGGCGGGCGAGGCCAAGGGGGCCTTTGTATTGAACAGTTGGGCGAGCCCGGCATTGACCTGCGCTTCGAGGTCTTCGGTGGTGGCAACGCCACCGGACGTCGCAAGGTTCAGGGTCGGAGCGGCCATGGCGGGCCTCCTTTATGCGGTGGTGATGGAGTGATCAGGCGGTGGTGATGGAGCGGCCTGCGGTAAAGGCGGAGGCGTTGGAAAAGTCCCCGCGCGCGCGGGCGAAATACACCCGCGTGACGCCAGACCCGAGGCCCGACTCCACGAAGGTCACGGTGGTGTTCTGGGCGGCATAGCTGAGCCCGCCGAGCGGCGCGGCATTGGCCAGATTGCCGTCGGGCCCGACATAGAGCTCGACGGCGCGCGCATCGGGGTCGTTCGGAACCGTGACTGCGACGCTGACGGTGCCGGCCGGGCTTTCGGAGGGCGTCCCGATGCCGGGCGTGTCGATTGCAATATCGACCACCGGCGTGATGCCTGTGATCTCGACCCAGTCGGAGACGCCTTGCAGATACCGGCTTCGCACCCGCAGGTCGTAGAGTGTGCCGGGGGCGCCGGTGATGTAGCCGAATACCTTGGTGCCGTCGCGGGTGTCTTTGTCGATCTTGAACAGATCGCCATAGGATGCGCCTTGGGCGGCGAGCTGATACTCGTATTCCTCGACATCGCCGCCGGCGGGATCGAAGAGAAACTTCACCCGTGGCAGGATCGTGCCACCGGTGTTGAGGTTGGCGGTCGCGCCGGTCTCGATCGAGATCGCGCCTGGGCCGATGAGGGCCGTCTCGCCATATTCGAAGATCGGGTGTTCGACATCCTGCTCGTCGGTGGCGGGATCCCAGGCGAACATCGACGCGTCTCTCTCGCGCAAGGACAAGGGCACGCGCATGGCGACCCCGCCATCTTCGCCCACGGGATAGGCCAGGGGATGGGCCGTCTCGATCTCGAAGACGCCGTTCATCTGCACAAACGGCAGCGCCGTCGTCACCCAACCGCCTGGCATGACGTCGAGCGCGTCTGCGAAGGCGACGCCGGTCATGCGGCGATGAAACCTTGTGGCCAGGCCTGCGATCTTCTGGATACGCTGCGCCTGGGTGTCGGAGGTAACCATCGTCAGATCCAGCTGCATCACCCGCGGCAGTCCGGCCGGTGTGACGCCTGGGACCTGCCAACGGCTGAGCGAGGCAGGGGCGCCGTCGCGCTCGAGGGGGGTGTATGTGGTGTGAACCTCGTCGAACACCTCCTCCGGGGCCGGGACCATGGACAGCGACGGCAAGCCTTCCATGTCGGAGAGGATCGTCGAGGGGGTGCGCGCGACCCCGGGGACATAGCCGATGCGCCCGCCCATGCGGGCGATCCGGCCGGCGCCGGATTGCTCGAGCGGCTCGACGAGGTCCTCGAGCTCTGTGCCGTCGAAGACCACGGTTCCGGCCGTGTTGTAGCGCTGCTCGAAGGTTCCGTTCTTCAAGGGCACGAGCTCTTCTGCCACATCCGCGCCCGCCTCCCACAGGGTCAGGTCCATATCGTCGGCGCTGAAATTGCGAAACGGGTTGCGCATGAGCAGATCGAGCAGGCAGAGCGCCTGGTTGCGGCTGAAGGTATGGGTGGCGGGGTTGGTCGGGTCCTGGCTTGGGTCGCGCGGGTCCCAGACCTTGGACCAGTCTCCCAGGACGGAGACCTCGACACGCGGGTAGTTTGGCCACCGATCCTGCAGCTCGTCCCGGCTGCCGCGCAGCAGGCGCAGCCAGACGATGGTGAGGCCTTTGCCGCATTCACTGGCCTTGTAGCCGAAGGGGCGCTCGGAGGCGTCATAGGGCACGTCATCGAGGAAATGCTGCGGGGGCTGGGTCTGATCGCCCCGAGAGAACCAGACCCGGACATGGCCGTCGAACTTGCCATTGGTGCCGCGGGCCCCCGCGCCGGTGAGGGCGTAGGGATTGCCCTCGAGGGTGACCGGGCGGTTGTCGAGATAGAGCTCGAAATTGCCCTCGGAGGGGCGGGAGTTCAGCAGGAAGGCGGTGTATTGGAAGCCTTCTTTCGTGGTGCCTGGGATCGGGGTTCCGGTGGCAAAGCAGCGGCCATAGACAAAGCGTCGGGGGATCAGCTCGCTATAGCCGCCAAGGCGTTGTCGGATGTCTTGCTGCTGGGGGATCTGGGATCGGGCGCGGCGGGCGAGATAGGCGTTGATCAAGAGCCCCAGCCCGATGCGCGCGATGGCGCCCACGGTGGCAAGGCTGAGGCCGGTCGCCGCTGCGATCGAGGTCCCGATCGATCCGACGAAGGCGATGACCGGGGCTACGGCTGCGGGCATGGGGTCCTCCAGGCCGAGATGTGATGCGGAACGAAGGCCACGCCGCGGCGGGCCTTGACGGCCCAGGCCGGGCCGATGCACAGGCCGAGCCCGAGGCCCCTGCCCGTTTGCACGAGGCCGATTGCGCCGGGCAGTGGCGCCTCGATCTGTGGGATTGAAACCAGACCGGCCTGGGTGGCCAAGCGTGAGGTGTAGGCGTGCCAGCCTCCGGCGCATGCCAGCACGGCACGGGCGCCGGCGGCATCTCGGTAGCCATGGGGGCCCATGGGATCGACGCCCCAAAGCGCGTGAAACGCGGCGGCGGCCGCGGTGCAGCAATCGGAGCTGCCCCACCGAAACGGACCGTCCATATGGGTGAGGGCCGCGGCCATGGCGACCTCGGCTGTGATGTGGCTTACCATCGTGGCAGCTTGATCGCCTCGGCGGTTGCGCGCGCGGTGCGGCGAAAGAGATCATCGCCGGGCTGCTCGGAGCGGTGATCCTCGTCGGTATGGGCGATGGAGCCAGAGACCCGGCCATGCATGCCGGCGCGCACGCGGATGACCAGCTGCGCCTCGGTGCGGCCCGGGGGGAGCAAGTCATCTCCGGAGACGGCGCCGACAAAGGCGTGATAGGGCGGGCCCACAAGCGTTGTGCCGCCGGGCGTGGTGGTTGCCCCGAGCCAGAGATCTGCGCGCCGGCCGGCCGCATGGGCGGACATCTCCGACAAAAGATCGGCATAGTCTGCCGTCAGGATCAGGTCGGCCTCTTGCGGGACAAGACCGGCCTCCTCGCCCGGCACGTTGATCTGGCCGAACTTGCCGAGGCCGTCATAGAGATGCACGCCGAAGGCCAGGGGGCCGACGCCCGTGTGCACGCGGACCGGCCCGGAGGGCCAATCGAGATAGAGCAGCACCACCGGATGCCAGACGGGCTTGGCCATCTCGGCGATGAGGCTTGGGTGAATGCCGCGCTTCAGCTCCATGGGTTCAGCACGGTAAACCCGCCCTCGAACTCGGCCTCGAACACCTCGACGCCGTTGAACTCATAGGTGCCAGGGCTGCGGGGATCCTGGATCATGCGCGGCAGGGTCTCGAAGAAGAAGGTCTTCACCTCCGGCGCGCCGATATTGGCCTCACCGGATGGCAGGGCCTTGGTCAGGTAGAGCTTGACCCATCCGAAGGGCGAGACGGTGGCCGGGCGCACGACATAGGCGGTCTCGCCGGCGACAGAGACCGGCGTGCCGGGCCGGATGGTGATGCCGGGCGGGGCGTTCTGGATGCGCAGAAACGGCCATCCGTCGAAATCCGCGCCGCCGATATAGGTCTCGCGCTTGATCCAGTCGATCGATGCGCCGCCCGACGTCCAGCCGATCGGCGTGCCGCCATCGGTCCAGGTCAGGACCGAGTTGTCCGCGAAATCCACCCCCGCCCAGTGGCGCCACCAGAGCATGGGGCGCAGCTCGACCTGCAGGAGGTTCAGCTTGCCCGCCAGGAGGTGCTTCAGGCTCTCGACATAGCCGATGGCATCGCCGGTCTTGCCGATGCCGCCGGCGACAAAGCGGACAAGGCGGCGGTTGGGTTGGACCTGCGAGCCGCGCGGCGTGCCGGAAATCCCGCGCGAGATCGACATCGGGTCGTTCAGCGTATGCTCGTAAGCCACCGCATCGAGCGGCGGAAACCAGTAGACCTCGACCGCCATCAGAACTGCCCATCCATCTTGGTGCGCCGCATGCGCGCAAAGGTCTGCCGGGTGCCGAGAGCGGCGGCCTCCTGCAGGATTTGCGGCGCGCTTTCCGCCAGGACCTGCCCGGCCTCATTGCGGGCAACCGCGCGGATATTGCCGGTCTCGAGCACCTCGACGCTGACGCGCAGTTCACTGACTGGTCCCATGCCGCCACCGGAGCTCCCGGCCACCTGGACACCGAGCGCGCCATTGGATCCACGCGCCAAGGGCAGGATTTCCTCTGGGCCCGCCTCGCCCATGAGGCCCATGCCATTGCGCATGGGGAAGGCTGTGGCGCCGGAGACCACACCGCCATTGGCGAAGGCCTGGACGCGGCCGTGCTCAAACACACCGCCATCGGCGAACATGCCGCCACCGAACAGGGCGCCGAAGATCCCGCCTCCACCGCCACCGCCGATACCAAGCGCTTGGCCGAGAAGGCTGCCGATATGGTTCAGCCCGGAATTGATCCAGCTGTTTGCGACGCGCGAGGCCATGGCGCGGAACGCATCGCCGATGCTCTGGGTGCCTTTGATGATCGGCCCGACGAAGGAGGCAAAGCCGCTGGCAAAGCTGCTCAGCTGCGCGGTGGCCTCGGTGCCGGCCTCGGTGACGGCCGCCGCCATGCCGCGCGCGGCCTCGACTGCTTGCGGCGCGCCTTGCTGGACCCCGATCCCAAGCCCCTCGGCCAGGTCCTGGCCAATGCGCATCCAGGCGCGGGAGGGCGATTGCGTCTCCGACTCGTCGCGCGCCGCGCTCTCCATCGCGTTTACAAAATCGCGCGCGGCCTGCTCGGAACCCTCCTGGTTATTGACCAGTCCCAAGGTTGCGCCGGCGGCCAGATCACTGCCGATCGCGGCGCCGGCGGCCTGGGCGGCCGCGCGCTGCCGGGCAAGCTCACCTGGCCGAAAGATCGATGCCCAATCGATCGCAGGGATGAAGTTCGACCAGTTGATCTCCGGGATCCAATCGGCCCAGGTGATGCGCGGGATCCAGCCATCCCAGGTGATCTCCTCGACCAGGAGGCCCCAGGCAAGCGCGCCTGCGAGCGCCACCCATCCGATCGGGCCAATGAAGCCAAGCGCGCCCCAGGCAAGACGTGGCACAAGCGTGGCCCAGGAGAGCGCCCCGGCCAGGGCGGCCCATCCGATGCGGCCGATCACGCCGAGTGCGGCCCAGGAGAGCCGCGGGATCAGCGCCGCCCATCGCAGCGGCGCAAGCAGCGTGGCCCAGGCAAGCGTCGGAATGAAGGCCGCCCATCGCAGGCCGGGAATAAACCGCGCCCAACGCAAAGCCGGGATGAGGGCCACCCATCGCAGGCTCGGCAGATTGGACCAGGCCCGGGCCAGGGCGCCGCCCAGATCCTCGAGCCGCTGCAGGATCGGAAACCGGTCGCGCAACTCGTCCCATTGCGACCAGAGATAAGCTGCGGCGCCGGCGGCAGCCCCAAGCCCGAAGATGACGAGACCGAGCGGCGATGCGAGCGCCGACAGGCCCATGACGACGAGGCCGAGGCCGGCAACAAGCGGGCCGATCGCGGCGGCGAGGCCGGCGATGACGACGATGTTCTGGCGGAGCTCGGGTGACAGATCCCGGAACCATTGCAGCCCGTCGCGCACATGGCCGACCAGCCCCATGAAGTCGCGTGACAGGTCGAGAAGGACCGGCATCAGATCCGCGAGGGTCTGCTGCACCTGCAGACCCAATATCCGGCGCAGCGCGTCCATCTCCGTGCGGGCGCGGGATGAGCCGTCTATGAGATCGTCGTCTATGGCCAGGCCCAAGCGCTCGGCCATGGCGCGCACATGGTCGAGCTCGGCGGCATTGTCGCGCAGGACGGGCAAGAGCAGTGTGGAGTCGGAGGCGAGCGCCTCCATGAAGAAGGTCATCTCCTGCATGCCGAGGCCTGCGGCTTCCATATCGGAGACAATCAGGCTCAGCGCGTCGATCGAGGACAGCCCCTCGAAATCCTCGATCGTGCGGCCCACGAGCGGCGCGATCTCCTCGAAGAAATCCAGCATCGGCCCGCCGCCCGTGGTCATGAAATCCCCCAGCCGGTCATTCACATCGCGCAGGATATCGGCGACCTGATCGCCCTCGATCCCGAAGCGTGCGGCGGCCAGTTCCATCTCCACGAGGTCTTGACTGGCCAATCCCGCGCCGCGGGCGCGCGCTTGCAGCTGCTCCAGCGACTGGGTCGAGCGGTCGATGGCGGCGGCCGCGCCAAGCATGGGCCGGGTGACCGCGTCGATCATGCCGGTCCCGATACTGCGCATGGCGCGGCCCGTGCGCCTTGCGTAATCGCCCACCCCGGCGAGCGCCCCGCGGATGCCGCGCAGATCCTCCGTCACCGTGTTGAACGCGCGGCGCGTGCGGTTATCGGCGCTGATGGGGAAGTTTAGACCGGTGAGCACGGGCCATCTCCTTGGTCTCTTCCTCGCGCTTCAGCGCCAGGTATCCGAGACAAGCGTCGATCTCTGCCGCGGACCATTCCGCGACGGATGAGGGGCGCGCGCCCCATTCATGGGCGACGATGAAGACCTTCAGGGCCTCCCCGTCGCCCTTCAGGCGTTTTTTGCCGTTGTGACCGGATCGGGCGCGGCCCCGGGGTCGACCCCGAGCGCCTCGGCGACCTCCCATTCCTTGGCCATGGCGACCGCGCGGATGGCGTCGAGCATGTCATCACTGAGGTCGCTCATCTCGCCGGGTGGCGCGTCGCCCAAGCTGGTCAGGAGCCCGCGCAGATCATCGAGGCTGGCGTCCTCGAGCATCTGGCTGCGCGGGTCCTGCTCGATGCTGGCCTCGCGCAGGATGCGCATGATCACGCCCATATCCGCATGCGCCATCAGTTGGTCGCGGGTCTTCGGGTCGAGCTCAAAGATGCGTTTGCCGTCCTTGTCGGTCGCGCAATGCTGGATCGACGAGACGTAAAGCGCCTCGACCTGATCGGGCTTGAGGCCCTTGCGGATGCGCACGCGATCGGCGGCGGTGACCTTCCCGAAATAGAGATCGCACTCCCATTCCGGGACGCGGACGCGGGTCTTCTCGGCGGCCCTGGAGGCGGCGACGATGGTATCGAGAACGCCCGCCATCAGAGCACCACCGTGTCGATCGTCAGCGCACCCTTGCCCGTGAAGCTGTAGGTCCGCTCCACGGCATTGTCATGGGGCGAGGAAATCCCATGATCGGTGATGCGCACGAGGCCCTCGTAATAGGTTTTGCCGACGGCATCGCCCTCGGTATAGCCTTGGAAGGTGAACACATCGCCCGCGCGCAGGGTCTGGTTGGCGGCCGCGTCATGGTCGGCGCGGAAGGTCATCGAGCCTGACCAGGCGCGCATCATGCCCACATTGTCCTCCCACAGATCGCCGGCTGCCGAGACATCGGCCGTGCCTTCGGTCTCGTTGATGTCCCATGACGTCATGCCGTCGATGATATCGGTGCCGTTCTTGACGATGCCGTCTCGGCCTGAATGCCGCCCCATGGCGTGCCCTCCTGGTTGATGAAGAATAAGGTTGCGCTCAGTCGAACTGCAGCACGGTGAAGGTGAGTGTGAGTTGCGCGAGCGGCGTCTTGCCTTCGGGCTCGAAGGCGAGCCGCGCCTCGGTGAGATCGCAGACCGTGCTGCCCTGCCCGAGCGCCGCGATGACCGCGGGCTCGATGACGTCCTGGTCGAGATCGAGCGCGTCCTGGGCATCCGCGCCCTTGCGGCGGATCACCACCTCGAGCGTGGTGGTGCGGTCCGTGCCGGCCGCACTTGCGACCTCGGGGCGCTCGAGCGGGGTAGCCACCATCCGCTCGGGGATTTGCGACAGGTCCGGGCGCGGCGCGAGGATGCCGCGATCGGGCACGTCTGCCATGCGGGGGAGCGCTGCGAGCGCGGCGCGCACATTGGCGCGCATGGCGGTTCGGTTGGCACCGCCGGGCATCAGCTTGCCTCCGCAGCCTTTGGCCGCTCGGCTTTGCCGGCCTTGATCAGCTCTTCCGCCTCGCTGCGGGTCACAGTGAGCGCGGCGCCGCGCTTGTGCCATTTGCCATCCCAGGTCTTCAGGGATTGCAGCGCAACGAGGGCGACATCGCCGCGGGGTTTGGGTTTTGCTCGTGCCATCAGTCGAGACTCCTCAGCTCAAAGGTGATCAAGGCATCGCGGGCCGGGTTGGGGCTGACGATCTGCGCGCCGATCAGAAACCGGCGCCCATCCTGGGTCTCAACCTCGTCGCCGGGCGCGACGCCGAGCGCTTGATCGCGCGGCACGCGCAGTTCCGGCGTCCCGGTTGCGATTGCGCCTTCCGGGCCCGCAAACATGTCCTGGGGGTACTCGCGGAGGATCCACTGGTAATTGGCTTCCGCCCCGCCTTGCGATCGGTGGATGACCGGGGCGCCATGCACCCCGGCCAAGACCTCCCCCATGCCGTCAAACGGGCTTAGCATTACGCCACGATGCCAAGCCGAACCTGGGCGGCCGTCGACGGGTTGGCCGCAGCGGCGGCTGCGACGCCGATATGGCGGTTGCCGGTTGCGACCGTGGTGCACTGCGCGTTGGCGCTATCCCAGTAGACCTTCTGGCCCAAGGTCCAAGCCTGCGCTTCGAGCTTTGGCAGCTCGAACACACCTTGCGTGACAATGGTGATGTCCACGCCCGTCAGCGCATCGCCTTGCGCAATGCCGACGAGCGCGCCGACGACGACCAGATCGCCGCTTGAAACGTCCGCGGGCGCCGGAACGGTCATGTTCACGCCGGGCTGAATGTAGTTCTGCATTGGATTGATCCTTGTAAGGGGTCCGAAAACAGCAAAGGGCGGCCCCTTGGCCGCCCCTCGCGTCAGTGTTCATTCATGCGACGATCAGGCGCCGGCGTTCTTATAGGCGCCGCGGAACTCGGAGGCTGCGGCGCCGAAAATGTGCCGCGCGTTCATCGTGACCTTATCGGGGTTCATGCCTTCGAGCGTTTGCACGGTCGGGGCCTGATAGCCGTCGAGATAGGCATGGGTGATGGGCGGATAATCCGAGCTGATCAGGTACCAGGCCGTGTCCGAGCCCCCGGCCGCTGCACTCAGATGGGGCGAGACAGCAGGCGTGAGCGAGGATTTGAACGGGTTGACGTCCGCGTCCTTGATCGGCGTGGTGTTGGCGATGAACTGGCCGGCGATGGTCTCGAGCGCCGGGGGCACCAGGAGGATGTCGGGCGAGATCATCAGGAAATCATCCTTCGCCTTGCTGCCATAGGCGGTCTGCTCCCACATGATTTTGCGCGCCGCGCCGATGGTTGCGACGCTGATGGCCCCACCCGACGCCGCCAAGTTCTTGTGATCGGTATGGAACAGCGCTTTGCCGTCGGACTTCAGCGCGGCGTTCGTGCGGATCAGGCCCCAGACCATGGAGGCTTCCATCAGCCGCGCGGCCGTGGCGAACTCGCGCGGGATCCGCTGGAACGCGCCCATATCGTCATTCACCACCGCCTCGAAGGTCAGGTTGATGGTGCGGCC